ATATGAGTTGCCAGTATAATGTCCTTGATATGTTCTTGATACATATTCTTCAATATCTTTTAAAATTTCTTTCTCGTGATATTTGAAATAGTGTGCCATAGGTTTTTCTTCTGTTACTTGTAGAGACATTCCATCGTCCCAAGTTGTAAATTGATGTGCGTACATATCATCTATGTCTGCCATATAATCGGCAGAAGCACCATTGATTAAATCAATTTCATAATCTAAACCATCGTCCTCATAAGCAGTATTACCTGCTCCAACACTGGTATCAATGATAGGATATTCTTTGTCCATATCTCCGTATAGTGCCTCCCACGCTAGACTCCAAGCATTAATCATAGCAAAATAAAAAGTCATTTACCAGACTCTCTGCTCTTTCTTCTCCAAACTTACCTTTCAGATATCCTGATACTGGGTCAAGTTTAGTCATATAAGCATCAAAGTCTTTATAAACACTAGTGTCTTCACCAGTGGGTTTCTCTAATTCTACCATATCCTTGTATTTTGTCAAGTATTTGGTAAACATTTCTAAGTGGTCATATACTTCATCCATCGTACATTTAGCGATATAAACATTTTCAGAGAAGTGATTACCTGGTTCAAAGAAACGATAGTCTCCTTTACTCTTTGGTAGTCCATCCACTGAAAACAAATAGTTCTCTACTGGATGTTGATAGTCAAAAACTATAATGACTTTCTTTTGAAAAAATCCCATCAAGTCCATACCAAAACAGGGCAGGTTACTGCCCGTCTTTGGATATATGATATTGTTGTATATACAACTTTTATCATCCCATATTTCAACTTCTCTTGCTTTTATAAAGTAAGGAGTTGTGTATGTCTTTGCTGTTAGGGAAGTTCCTTTACTTTCCCATTGTGCCCAAACGCTCCCTGCTCTATTGTGAAGAGGGAACGTTTCGTGTAGGACATCTTTATACTTTTTCCACAGATTCATTGTTCTCAGGCATTTCAAAGTCAGCATCTACTTTGTCATATAACTCCATAAATGATTGCTTTGTTTCATCATCAAAACGATTTATGCAAACTTGAATTGCTTTTGCTTTGTTCTTGAAGATACTATAAGCACGAAGTATGTGAACCAATCTACGAGTACTGATTAACTCTTCGATACCACCATCATAGAAGGTTTTACGAATGATGTCTGCCCAATCTACAAGTTTCTTGACAAACTCATCATCCTTAACACCTACTCTATTTGCATGTAATCCTAGAAGTTTGATTTCATTGTTTACACTTGGATATGCTTGCTCAAATGTTACAGGGAATCTTTCGAGGAATGCTTCGTTGAGCACGTTAGTTCCAATAAAGCGTCCGTCGTCTGAACCTTTACCCTTAGTATTTGCGGTTGCGAGTATGTTGAATCCTCTGGCGGGTCTAACGAATCTGCCAATCTTCTTAAGGAAAACTCCATTTCCCTCAAGGACGCTCTGAAGGCAGAGGATTTTGTTAGAGGCAAGGTCGATTTCGTCAAGGAGCAAGATTGCACCTCGTTCGAGTGCTTCGATAACGGGTCCGTTATGCCATACTGTGGCACCATCAACAAGACGGAAACCGCCAATAAGATCATCTTCATCTGTTTCAATAGTAATGTTTACACGAATAAGTTCTCTACCTAACTGAGCACAAGCTTGTTCTACAGAGAATGTTTTACCATTACCAGATAATCCAGTAATGAATGTTGGATAGAATTGTTTTGATTGTATTACTTTCTTAATATCTGCAAAGTTTCCAAACTTAAAGAATGTACTGTCAATCTCAGGGACTAAATTCTTTTCAGATGCAGGTAGTACTGCAGGAGAGTTATAAGACTTCTCAATGTTTTCTACTGCTGCAGATGTAACTTCAAGATTCCACTTACCCTTTGCTACTTTAAAACTTGATAGTTTCTTAGTAACTGTTTGATAAGTAATATCATTCATTATACAAAATGCTTTGATATCTGCTGTTGTAATCTCAGTACCGTATAGGTTCTTAAGTTTTTCGATTGCTTGCTCGGAAGTCATTTTTGTTTCAAAAGGCATAATAATAAAAGTGTTGTTTCTTAACTATACCTATATTATAGTTAAAAAAGGGGGTTGATGAAACCCCCTGTGTGCCACTTTGTCAACTGGTTTATTTTGTCTCTATAAAATCTTCTAGTTCCTTAACCAACTTTGACTTACTATGTCTACGGTCAAGTTCAATACCGATAGTACGTCCGTAGTCCTCTAATTCATCTTTAGATAGACTTCCCAAATCAAGAGGTTCTGGGTCAACAGGTTCCTCAACAGATGCAGGTGCTGTATCTACCACAGGTGGTTCTTCTACTACTGGTGTTTCTACAACTGGTGTTGTAGTAGTTTTTCCGTGAATCAAATCTCCAAATCTAGACATTTTTCTTTTTTGTAATTTTACTTATCTGATTTTTCTTCAGCATCAGAAGGTGCGGGAGCATCTTGTTTTGCTTCAGTATCAGTTTTGGGTTCTTCCTTCGGTGCATACATTTTTGAATATGCATCTTTCATACCTTGAGCTTCTTTAGATGTAATTCTAACCATAATATTATTGTAAGGTAACTTTATTTATCAAGCTACCAATTCAATAAATTCACTTAATATCTTCTTATTCATCTTCTTACCTTTAAGACTCTTTGCAAATGCTCTCTTGATTTCTGCCTTAGTTGCATCTTCTTTTACAACTAACTCTCCATCATTGTTTAGAGCAGATGATGCCATACCAAAGTAAGTGTGATATCCAGATGTAGTGATTGCAAAAGACCTTTCTTTCTTCCAACGATGCATCATTTTTATTGATGCATCAGTTTCATATCCACAATATCTGCGAATGAATGAACCACCTTCACGACTTGGAAGAACACGAATGCCAATAAAATTAGTTTGTGGGAAGTTATCTCTTAGGTTATGAAGTAACATATCTGTACACTCATATCTACTAGAGTCTTTTGAAATATAAGTCTTACCTAACTTACGGTCACGCAATACACAGTTTTCTCCAAAGTAGTTTGTACCCATGTATGGTTCATCATCCCAATCTCTCTGAACCTCACGATGATACTTAAGTGGTTGACTTTCTCCATCTGTAAGAACTACACATTGTACTTTCTCTGCACCAGTTTTCTTTTGAAACTGTGGAAGTAGTTGATGTAAAGAAACCATTGCTTCATTTAAAGGTGTTCCAGATAATCTATATCCATATGGTACATCTAAGTAAGGTGTACTTTGTGTCCAATCAAATATACAGGCAGACCTCCAGATATTAATCATATGTGTATCTAAATCCTTTGATTTAGTTTGACTACTGAACATATTCAATAGAGCAAAATTATTACTTACCTCTGCCATCATATCCTTTGGTTCATAGAAAGTTTCTTTATTTGCGTACATCGCAGGTCTAGGATAATCATTTGAAAATGCATAAACTTCATAAGGTATTTGAACTTTACGACAGAACCAGATAAGGTTGTAGAGTTGCTTCAATGTGTCCATCATTACGTTATTCATTGAACCAGACCAATCAAGTATGAATACTAATCCGTGGTTTTTTCCGTCAGGAACAACAGTAACTTTCTTAAAAAGATCTTCACTAAATCTATAATTAATAAGTTTAGTTGTATCAAGGACTCCAGTGCGACTTGTAGTAGCACGAGCATATGCACCTGCTGACTTTTTACACTCAAACTCTTTAACAAGATAACTTACTTCTTTTTGTGCAGACTTTTTGAAAGCATAGAAATTTTTATCTAATTCTTCATATGGATCATAGGACTCTGGAATTCTTTCTGGATTGCAAAGTGAAATAAAATAGTTTGGATTTTGTTTGTACTGGTTTTGTATTCTTATATTTAAATTAGTCCAATGCTCTTTAAATTCTTTATGAACTTTCTCATTTGATATTACGACTTGATCTATATCTACTTTTGGTAGTTCAATGTAATGATTTTCACGACCACCTCTATTGACTAAATCTCTAAGTGCCTCATCAAGAGCATCCATTGTTTCAACTTCTGGTTCTGTATTTTGTGGTTGAGAACGATTAGTT